GGCATCGCACAGCGCCACATCGTCAAACCCGGTCGGGGCGGTCGTCACCTTGGAGAAGACCGTGCCCTGCAAGGCGACGGTGTTGTAGAGCGCGGCGTTCACGTCCGAAGCCAGCTTTTGCTTCGCCGAGCGGCCCTTGTTGGTCATGTAGGTGCCGTTGCGGAGATTCTTGGCTGACAGTTTGAGCGGAACCGACTTGTGGTAGCCGATGCTCACCGGAACGCTGAGTTCCGTGCCGTCCATGAAATTGGCGGTCTGGTCGAAGCCGTCGAAGCTGGCGCTGATGAGCGGCTGCGGCAGCCAGAACTTGTCGAGAGTGTGCTCCATTTCGGAATCGCTCGGCCCGCCACCGTAAAGGTCAGCGGCCTTGCCGATAACGAGCATGTCGTCGAAGCCGTCAATGACGGAGTCGAACATGACGATTTCTTCGTGCGTGAATTGCGTAGGCATAGCCGGAGTCCCTTGGTTTTGAGGGTGTCTCGGCATCCGCCGGGGGCCGCTAAAGCCTCCCCTGTATCGCCGGGGGTCGCGGGGTGCGGCTGAGAGGCAATTCTACGCTAAAAACAACGGACTCATGTTTGAACAACTTTTCCCATGAATTTTGTCTCGCAAAATCGCGATTTTTCGTGTCCGCGAACCGGGGCCGGATGGAACCTTATTTCTTGCCCTTGGCCGCCAGCTTCTTGCGGTAGGCGATAACCGCCGTCCGATTCCCGGTCTTTTGGGCTTCGGCCTCCAGCTTTTCGAGTTGCTTGTCGGTCCCGCCGGGCAGCTTGCTGCTGCCCTTTACCGGCCTGTCCGGGGCCGGTGCCTTGCGCCGCTTAACCACTTTCAAGCCTCCCTCCATGCGCGCGATGGTCGCCGCCAGTTTGATTGGATCGTTGATTTTCGCCAGTTCGGCGAGCCGGGCATCCGAGCGCGCCAGCCCGTAAACGAACGCGGCGGGATCGTGCGCGGCTTTGATGAGCACGGCCTGTTGCGGGAAGGACAGGGCCGATTTGACGATTTCGGCGGCGTCCTCGAAATCCGGCACCGCGAGCGCGTCGCGCTTCGCCTGATAGCCCTGCAAGTCTTGCTGCCACTCGCGCTCGACCGCGCGGGTTTGCGCTTCGCGGCTGGTTTCCACCTCCTCAATGGTGCGCTTGCGCTCTTTCCATTCGTCCAGCGCGGCGTCGTATTTGTCTTCGTCATAGTCGAGGTCGGCCAGCGTCGGCTTCGGCCCGAGTTCCTGCACCTGGCGCTCGACCGTGCCCTTGCGCAGTTCGGCATTCTCGCGGTTGAGTTCCTTAACCCGCTCGCGCATCCGGCGGATTACCGGGGTATCGTCGGCCCCTTCGGCCTCGGGTTCATCGTCAAAGCCGACAACAGTTTCTTCCTCGCCCTCATCGTCCGGCTCGTCTTCGTCTGCTGGCGTTTCGTCCTCGGCTTCGTCCGCCTCGGCATCGTCCACTTCCATGTCGGGGGTTAGTTCGAGTTCGTCGCCATCATCGGCGGATGCGGGTTCGCGTTGGGCCATTTGCAGTCACCTTGCCTCGCCGCTTTGACAAAAGGCGCGGCGGTTGCCTTGGGCGAATAATTAACGCGCGCAGCAACAGCCCGCGTTTGAACAATTTTTTCACAGTGGCGATTCAGTCGGCGGGCCACCGCCGGTAATGCTCGGGGGAGCGGGCGGCGGCCCATGTGTAACCAGGCGCGTCTCGGCGCGCTTCTTCCCGGCGTTCGCGAGCGTGTCGATGGTCTTGGCTTTGCTGAGCGCGGTGTCGGCCTCGATCTTGCCCGCCGATGCCATGTCCTTTTGGGCCTGTGCACCAAGCGCTTGCGCTTGGGCACCGGCGACAACCGCCATCGGGTCCGGCTGCTGCTGTTGCTTCATCTGCTCGGCGGTCATTTCCGCCTTTTCCTGTTCGTTCGGCTCAATGACGCCCATCGCGACGCCCTTCTTGCGGGCGAACTTCTGCAATTCGTCCATGCCCTCGCCATCCTGATTCATGACGGCGACGATGATCGCGGCTTGGGCCATTTCCATGTCTTGCGCGGTGATTGCGATTTCCGCCGTGCGGAGCGCGGATTTCACGGCCTTGTCGCGGCGCGTCGAGGTCGCCTCGGTCACGTCCACGATGCACTTGTAGCGCCCGCTGCCGAAGTCGTTGCGGTAGAGGAAATTGCCCGCCTTGTCGGTAAACGGCTCCTTGATGGTGGCTTGGCCGTCCTCGCCGTCCTCGCTCATCGTTTCGAGCGTGCGGCCTTCCTCGAAATAGGCTTCCGGAGCCATCCCGAGATAGATTTCGCCCTCGCGCTGGACGCTCTGGCGCATGTTGTCGAGGAAGATGCCGGACTTGGCATCAACCCGCGTCGCGGCAATGTCCATCGCCTCGGCGCTGGTATTGGCGACAACCTTTTCCGCGCCATCCTGTGTTTCGTCGGCGAGGTCGCCGGACGCGATTTGCAGCAACAGCGCGGTGACTTGGTTGAGCGTCGGCGGCCCGATCATGCCGATTGGCCCAAGCTGAACAATTTGCCCGGTCACAGGGTCGATTACCGGGTTCACCAGCGCGTAGGGGTGCCGTTCCTGCTCCTGCTTTGACCATAGTTCGCGAAGGTGCGGCGGCATCTGCTCGGCGAGGAAAATCGGCTTCTCGCGCGGGCTGAGCGCGTCGGTTTCAGACAGCTTGCTGACGCGCCCATTATAGATGCGCTGCGCGTCCATCAGCTTCGACACATGGCCCCGGAAGCGCTCTTGGTTCTCGACAAACCACCGGCGGCCATAGACCGGCACAATCGGGATATTGGGGCCAAGGATCAGCCCGCTGTCCTCCAGAATCTCGGCACCCGACATGCAGTATTTGTGGATGCGCTTGCGCTCGCGGCGCTGCGACGATTTGCTCCACCCTTGCTGCAAAAGTTCGTCGCGCTCGGTATTTTCGAGTTCCGACGCCCAAAAGCGTTGCTGGTCGCCGGTCAGCTTTTGCGTGAAAATGTAGAGGGTTTCTGAGACTTCCTCGACTTCGTAATATTCGGCCTTCACGACGATTTCGGGCGCGAACCAATCGTAGTTCCCGACGATCTTGTTCTCCGGCCAATCGCTCACCCTGCCGGGGTAGTCTTCCTCGAATGAAGCGCGCGCCTCGGCGGTCAGCACGAACGCAAAATCGGCATCGGATTTGTCGTAAAGCTTGCTGTTCGGATCGAAAAACACGCGCTGGTCAGCGTCGGCGATGAGCGCGCCGGGATTGACCCGGATTCCGTCATTATCCTTGTCCTCGGGCACCGCATAATCCGAGCACAGCCGATACGCGCCGAAGCCGCCCAAGACCGCTTCCTCGAATGCGTTGTCGCGCGATTGCTGCGATTTGAAATTGTAATTGTCGGCGCGGTGGATGCCGTCCAGCGTGTTGGCGGTCGAGGCGTCCGCGCCGGTGCCCGCCGGGCGAAAGTCGGGCACGATCCGGTTCTGCCGATAGTCGGTAACGATCTTATCGACGCCCTTTGAAATCTTGTCGATTTCGACCTTGATCGAATTGGCGAACTGCTCGCCCCAAGCGCCCTCCCACATCGCGCCTGGTATCGAAATGAACCGGCGGCACATCAGCGCATGGGCGCGGACTTCCAACTGCCCTTCGGTCGCTCGCTCGAAGCGCTCCAGCGCTCGGGCATGGATTTCCGGCCATTCGCCGGTGGCGGCGGTGCCTTCACCCTCGGGTTCGTCCGGTTCGTCGTAGATGCGGTGCACGGTGCCCATGCCGGGCATCATATCGGCGGCGGCAAGCCTTAGCGTTTGAACATTTGCGGCAACGGCTGTAAGAAGCCGGTCGAGGCGGCCACGCCTTACCCTATGGCCCCGCGAAGTTCCTCCCGGTTCGTCGCGGGGCCAACCCTTTCCCCCTCACGAAAATTAGACCCCCGACGCCGGGCGCATAGGCTCCCGAGCATCCCAACGCCGGGGGGTGGCGCGGCATGGAGTCGTGGGGTGCCGCACCCTCACGGCGGGGAGGAGGATTTTTGCCGAATCGTCCGCCGCCGTGGATCGAACTGTTTTAACCGCCGCCGCCCGCCGCGCTAGCCTTGTCGAGCGTCAGGCGGCCCCGTCCGGACAGGGTTTGCCCGGCGTGCTCGGCGCGCTGGAT